GGAGCAGCAGCAGAGCCAGCAGCCGCCGCAGAAACAACTCCCCCCGCCGCTGACGAAGTACAGCAGCAATCGACACCCGTACTTGTTGCGGCGCTACCAGCGGACATAGAGGTTAAGCTCGCGGAAATCTCTAGCAAGAAGGAAGCGCTACTTGACAGCTTCGACAATGGCGACGTGACAGCCAAAGAGTACCAGCAGCAGCTTGATACGCTCGCCAAAGAAGAGCGAGCCATTGAACGCCAGCAAGACCGCGCAGACTTGGCAAAACAGATGGAAGACCAGCGCCTTAAAAACGAATGGGAAAGCACCTGCAATCGTTTCGTTGAGGGCAACTCCGTGTACAAAGAGATGCCTTGGCTCTACATGCAGCTAGACGCAAAGGTGCGCGAGCTTGCATCAAAGCCCGAGACGGCGAATTGGGCAGGGCAGAAGTTCCTCGACGAGGCACACAAGCAATTGGTTGAGCAGTACAAGCTGCCAACCGATAACAAGCCAGCCGCAAAGACCATTAAGCCACCGCGAGAGTTGCCGCCAAACCTAGCCAAAGTACCAGCCGCAGAGGTGGAAGACACCAACGGCGGACAGTATGCCGTGCTAGACCGTATGGCGAACAGCGACCCTATGGGCTATGAGGACGCGCTCAGTAAAATGTCAGTTGCGCAGCGCGAGGCATATCTAGCCGCGTAACAAAGGGGAACACCTTGCTTGTTTTAGAAATCAGAGTCGGGGAGAGCATCAAGATTGGTGCTTCAACCATTACGCTAGAGGACAAATCTGGCAAGATAGCCCGACTCTCAATCGAGGCAAGCAAGGATGTACCCATCAGTAGAGTGCAGCACACCAGCATGGCAACACTCGCCAAGGCTGGCATCGGCGCAACACAAAGCTAAAATAATTTCAGAAACTATTGTCACATCGCGCAAAGTGGTTCTATAATAGAACCGTCTAATTGCGCAGGAAGTGCGGTTTGATGTTTATCAACCTTTTTTAGGAGCACTTCCAAATGGCATCTACTGTCTTAGCCTTCGGCGACGTAAAGGCACAAAAGAAATGGTCGGCTAACCTTGCCGTGGACACACGCAAGAAGTCGTACTTTGAAAACCGATTCATCGGTACTGACGACAACAACATCATTCAGCGCAAGACTGAACTAGAAGCCGACGCTGGCGACACCATCAGCTTCGACCTCTGCGTTCAGATGCGTGCCAAGCCAACATACGGCGACGCACGACTTGAAGGCAAAGAAGAGTCGTTGAAGTTCTACACTGACCAAGTGATTATCGACCAAGTGCGTCACGCTGCATCCGCAGGTGGCAAAATGTCTCGTAAGCGTACCGCTCACGACATGCGCATGGTTGCCAAGAACCGCCTCGGTGACTACTTCGCCCGTCTCGTTGACGAGTTGATGATGATGTACCTCGCTGGTGCTCGTGGTATCAATGAAGACTTCATTGAAGACTTGACCTACACAGGCTTCGCCAACAACGCATTCACTGCACCAGACTCCGCACATCAGTTGTACGGCGGCACAGTGACCAGCAAGGCGACTCTGACCTCTGCCGACAAGATGACTGTTACAGTCGTTGAGAAAGCGCAGAACAAAGCCGAGATGATGCAGGCCCGTGCGCCACAAACGGCGAACATGGTTCCAGTATCGACTGGCAATGACGACCGCTATGTGTTGCTCATGTCTCCGTTCCAAGCCTATGACTTGCGTACTAATGCAGGCTCTGGGCAGTGGCTCGACATCCAAAAAGCAGCAGCAGCAGCAGAAGGCTCTAAAAACGCCATCTTCACTGGAGGCTTGGGTATGCTCAACAACACCATCCTGCACAGCCATCGCAACGTCATCCGCTTCTCGGACTACGGCGCAGGCGCAAACGTGGCAGCAGCTCGCGCTCTGTTCATGGGTCGTCAGGCAGCAGTTGTGGCATACGGCACAGCAGGCGGCTTGCGCTACTCTTGGGAAGAGAACACCAAGGACTACGGCAACGAGCCAACGGTGGCATCGGGCTTTATCGGCGGCATCAAGAAGACTGTGTTCAATGGCAAGGACTTCGGTGTTCTGTCTATCGACACGGCTGCGGCTGACCCTAATCCATAATTGATTGAGCCTCCCTAGCGGGGGGCTTTCTCAATCCCCTTTTTCCTTAATTTTCTGGAGTAAATAAAATGGCAACATACGCATCCAAATGGTCTGATGCAGGTGGCAACGGCAATACCGTCGTAGCTGACTCGGCTGGCGACCTTATCCGCAACATTTATGAGATTGACTTGTCTATCGCCCCATTCAAAGGCGTGACATTCCTAGCTAACGACGTGGTTGACATCGGTACTATCCCTGCAACCCACACCGTAGCTGACGTAATCATCGACACGGACGACTTGGACTCTAACGGTACGCCGTTGATTTCCTTGGACGTTGGCGTGATGACTGGTACGCCTGGCGATACAGTCAACTCTCGCACGACTGGCAATGAGTTCTTTGCCGCTGACACGACTGCCCGTACAGGTGGCGTGGCTCGCATGACAAAGAGCGCAGGCTTGCGCGTAGCACCAGTGGGCTATGACCGCTCTATCGGCGTGAAGTTTGCAGCAGTAGCCGCGACTTTGCCGACGACTGGCAAGTTCCGCTTGATTGTTGAAATGCAAGGTTAAAGCAAAACTAAGCTATCATCGGTAGGGGGTGGCTTAGTTGCTATCCCCTATTTTTTAACAAAAAGCAAAAGGAAAACACCATGAAGATTCAATGTACTATTTTGCGCGATGGCGGCTCTAAAGTTGACCTTGACGGTACTCAATACCACTTTGAACCACTAGCCGACGGCAGCCATGTTGCTGACGTTGAGAACGAGAAGCACGCAGACCGCTTCTTAGCAATTAGCGAAGGCTACAAAGTCTATCGCGGCGAACTATCGCCAGTTGGCACACCCACATCATTATCGCTTCCAGTAGTGAACGATAAGGGCGACAGCCGACGACAACAAGACACCGTTGCACGCGCCCTATTTGGTAGCGCTGTGCATGAGAACTCCTACGAGATTGGTGGTAAGGTCTATGAACTGAGCGACATCGTAGAGCAATCCTTCAATGCCTCTGGCTTGACTGCCGAGGGGTGGAACGCACTGGAAGATGACGAGCGCAGCGCCAAGATTGACATCACACTCGATGACATCGCGGAAGCCGCTGAGAAGTCACAGCCAGAAAACAAACCAGCCGATGAGAGCGACGAACGTGCGCAGCTTATCGCTAAGTACACCGAGAAGTTCGGCAAAGCGCCTCACTATCGCTTGTCGGTTGAGAAAATCAAGGCTGAACTCGCGGAGTAATAAGCCATGATTCCAGTACAAGACATCGTTAATCGTGTCGCTGACCTTCTGCTCGACACAGATAGAAGCGACCCGAATAAGGTTCGATGGTCTGATGCTGAACTCATCCGCTGGATAAACGACAGCCGCATGGCAATCCTGACGCGCAGACCATCGGCTTGCGCTAAGGTTGCCAATTTCACCCTGCTTGCTGGCACACAGCAGGCAATCCCTTCCGATGGTGTCCAACTCCTTGACATCATCCGCAACATGGGCGCGGACGGCAATACCCCAGGGCGAGCCATCCGTCGCACAGACCGCCAGAACATCGACGACCACGACCTCTATTGGCACACGGCAACGCAGACAGCCGAGATTAGCCAGTTCACCTACGACGACCGCTCGACCAAGACATTCTTTGTCTCGCCTCCTGCTATTGTAGGCACGAAGATTCTTGGCGTGTACGCCGCTATCCCAACAGCAATATCAACCTTGGACGATAGCATTGGCTTCGACCTAGAGAACATGGACGCAGTGGTGAACTACATCTGCTACCGCGCCAAGAGCAAAGACAGCCAATACGCCAACGCAGGCGAGGCGGCAGCGTTCTATTCCGCATTTAATGATGCGCTCGGTGTCACCATGCAGTCTCAGGCAGGCTCGTCACCAAATAACGCAGGTAACAGCGTATGAGCGCAATCGACACATTCCTCCCAGAAGTAAGACCGTGGGCGCCAGGCGTGCCAGATGCAACGGCGTTCAAATCCATTCGAGGCGCTGCAATTGAGTTCTGCGAGCGCACAAAGTTGTGGAAGTATGAAAGCACGACACCCGTGCTTTCTACTGACTCAGCTACAAGCACCATCACCACACCGACTGACTCCGCCGTATTCGATATTGAAGTCGCATTATTCAGTGGGCGCGAGCTAGAGCCAAAAGCACCAAAGGACTTGGACGACATCCTCAATGGCTGGCGCACGGGCGACCTTGGCAATGGTGTCACAAAGTACGTCACGCAAATCGCGCAAAACACGCTGACACTCGTGCCTCAGACGATGGATGACGGCTCGCTCTATCTATGCCTTCGCTTAAAGCCAAGCCAAACAGCCATGACAATGCCAGCTTTCCTGAGCGACTACTCGGAGTGCATCGGTTGGGGCGCTCTTGGGCGTATCCTGACAATCCCAGGGCAGTCATACAGCAATCCAAACCTAGCCGCCTACTACACAACGCGGTTCTTAGAGAAGATTGATACGCTATCACGCAAAGGGACGACTGGGCAGCAGAACGCTATCAAGCGCATCAAATCTTCTTTCTTTTGACATGAGGCGTTATGACTAGACTTACACGATTTTCCAACAACGCAGTCTCAAAGCTGGCGGCAAACCTATCCAACGTAGGGTTGACGATTACGCTCACGCCTGGAGATGGCGCAAAGTTCCCAGTCCTAACGGGTGGGCAAATTTTCTTTGGTACTTTGGTGCGCGTGGACGGCACGAAGGAGATTGTCAAAGTCACTGCGCGGTCAACCGATACGCTCACCATCGTTCGTGCAGTTGAGTCAGTCGCAGGCGTACAAACAGCCTTCGCTTTCTCGGCTGGTGATGCCTTCGAGCTTCGCATGACAGCAGGCTCTCTCGGCGATGAGCTTGATAGGATTGACGCTGCGGCGTTTATGAGTGTCTTGAACAAGTCAGCAAACTACACAATCGTTGAGGCTGATGTTTGCTCGCTTATCAAAACAGACACGACTGCGAACAACATCACCATCACACTCCCGCAAATCAGCAATCTTGTCGGTAGCTTTGAAATCCAAGTCCAAAAGAATACGGCTGACCTTAACACCGTCACTATCGTTCGGGCTGGCTCAGACACCATCAACGGGCTTTCATCGTATGGTCTGGGTGCTCAATACCAGTGCGTCTGGCTTGTTGCTGACCTTGCGACAAACACATGGACAGCTATCACGAGCGCGTCAACGACAAACAGGGTCGTTGATACATTTACAGCCAACGGTTCTAACAACACCTTCACGCTATCTGGCGACCCAAGCACAAAGAATAACACCGATGTCTATGTCGGTGGTGTTTATCAAAAGAAGCTCTCCTACACGGTAACAGGAACGTCGCTCATCCTCGGCGGATTCCCTGCAAATGGCGTATTTGTTGAGTGTGCATGGTCGCAGCCCATCTCTATCGGCACTCCCGCTGATGGTACAGTTACGCCAGCAAAGCTCTCGGCTGACAGTATCGCTGAGGTTCAAAACCTTGTGCTCAGTGTTTCAGGCACAAACACCATCACGGGCACGGTCGCTGGCATCACGACCTACAAGGCAGGGCAGACATTCAAGTTCGTAGCCGCTGGCGCAAACACAGGTGCAGCCACCATCAATATCAATGGTCTTGGCGCAGTCGCCATTACCAAGTCAGGTAGCACAGTGCTTGATGCAGGAGACATCTCGGCAGGCGGGACAATCCAAGTCATCCATGACGGCACACAGTTCCAGCTCACGAGCGGGGCAGGGGGCGGCGGCGGCGGCGCGACAGGCGGCGGAAAAGACAAGGCATTTTATGAGGGCGACACCTTCATCACCTCGTCATTCACCGTCGGGCAGTCAGCGCAAAGCTCATGCACTATTAGCATCGCAAGCCCTGCGGTAGTCACTCAGGCAAACTCATTTGTCGCGGGGCAGCCTATCCGCTTCACGACAACGGGCGCACTGCCAACGGGACTCAGCTCAAATGCGGTCTATTACGTCAGCGCCACGGGTCTAACGACTAGCAGTTTCCAAGTGTCAGCGACAAGCGGCGGCCCATCGGTGAACACAAGCGGCACACAGTCGGGCGTTCAGACGTGCGGCAAGCTCAAACACGCAAGCATGATTACACCTGCTTACTTTGCAACAGGTGTCGTGGTTTCAATTCCAACAGGTTCAAGATTGGTGGGTCTATGATTTCATTAGATGGAGGCGCAGGAATAACTTTTCCTGATGGAAGTTTGCAAGCGGTAGCAAAACCAGCTACGCCGCAAAGCATGGTGCGCTTGAATACAGCTAATGGCTATGGCAGCACAAATACTGTGATTCGCAGATTTACAAACGTGGTAGTAAACCAAGGAACGGACATTACTTATACCGATTCTGCCACGCTTGGCGCTTCATTCACAACCAACGTGAGTGGAGTCTATTCAATAAGCTACAACGACCAATTTAACGCTGCTGAGTTTATGGGTATTAGTTTAAATTCATCTCAGCTAACCACTGGAATTATTGCTATCAACATCGGCGATATTTTGGCAGTTACACAAAATGTATCGGCAAACAACCCTAGCGCATTGAGCTGGACTGGCTACTTGGCTTCAGGCTCTGTAATTCGAGCACATAACAGAACTAGCTCTGTGACTGGCTCTACTACTGCTGCTTGCCAATTCACAATCGTAAGGGTCGCATAACATGACGCAAAACACAATCACAGCAGGCGACGCAGTTGCGCCAATCGCCTTCGCAGGCGGCAATGATGGCACGCTAGTCCTGCAAACTGGCGCGGCTGGTTCTAAGGTTAATGCAGTTAGCTATGCGGCTGATGGTACGGCTACGTTTTTGAAAGTGCCTGCAAATGCTGCGGCGCAGAGTATGATTCGCGTGCAATCAACCAACGGATTCGGTTCTACAAGCACGAAGATTCGTCGCTATACAAACACCACAGTTAACCAAGGCAGTGAAATTACTTATGCTGACTCTGCAACACTAGGAGCGTCATTTACAATTAACGTGAGTGGTGTTTATGCGATGGCTGTATCCGATACAGGCACGGCGAGTAGCACTATCGGCATATCGTTGAACACAACACAGCCAGCGGTAGCAATCTCATCATTAGCTGCTGCCGAGCGCCTCATTCACAATACAGGCAACGGCACGAACCCAGTGTCCGCATCTGTTACCGTTTACCTAGCGTCAGGCAGCGTTATCCGTCCACATACCGACGGGACTGCTGCCAATAATAACGCCTATGGTGATTTCACAATCGTAAGGGTCGCATAATGTCAACAGCACTTTCAGACGCAGGGGTTCAGTTTGCCAACGGCGACACCCAAGCCTACCCAGTCGTTCCAGTCAGACAAACCGTGCTATCTGGCACAGTGGACTCTAACGGCTTCTCTAGCTTTGGTGGCTCTACTGGCTCAACCACAGTTACAGCAGCGACGACGCTTGTTGCTACGTCAGCGAACGGCGTAACTAACCGCACAGGTTCTATCGTCAATCCTTCGTGGGCTAGCTTATCTACCAACGGCACGATGTACCTTGGCTTGACCATCAATGCTGATGGCACTTGTACGCCGTTCTCGACAACGCTTGCACCTACATACCAGTGGGGCGGCACGTTCTCGACTACTGCTAATCAGCGCACGTTTAACATTCAGCAGATGCAGATGCAGGTTGGCAACGGCTCAACAGCAGCACAGTCTTACGATGTGTTTGTTGGTGAGGTTACGGTTGCATCTGGTGTGGTTAGCGCGATTGTTTGGTATGCGCTGATGGGGCGTTATGACAGCGGTTGGTTCTCCGTTGCAGCTAACACCACGTACACCAAGACCCATAACCTCGGTGTCGCTGGGAAATATACATCTGTAGTGACTATCGCCGATGATGCGGCTGGTACAAATGACCGCATATTAGCTAATAACTTTTCAGGCGGCGCTGGTTATTGGCAAAGAGCATCGACTACTCCACGTAATCAGATAGATTTATCAACTGCTGTATCAAATGTAGGTTATTCAACTAGCGGAACGCTGACGGCAGTTGGCACGGCTTTTTATCGCATCCTAATAGCAAGGAGTCTCTTCTAATGTACATCAATAAAAATGGCGAGCTATACCAAGGCGACATGGTTGATGGCGATAGAGATGCAACTACTTACGAGATTGCTGCGTATGCTGCCGCTCATGCCAAAGACGCAATCCGCACTCAAATAAAGTCAATGGAAGACCGCGAGAACCTGCCGCGAGTTTCGCGTGAGTTTATGCTAGGAACCTTTGAGGCTCAGTTTCCAGCTAACGTACTCGCGCAACACGAAGGCTATGTTCGTCTCAAAGCATTTGACACTCAAATCAAAGCTCTCCGCGACCAACTATGATTTCAGTTTTCCTACTTCTCCCGCTGTACTTTATCGCCATTCAATACGAGCGCGGTGGAAGTTGGCGCTGGCTAAAACTATTCGGCTTTGCAGCTCTCATCATTGACGTAATACTCAATTTCACCGAGCTGGCAATTCTCACGCTTGATTTCCCTAAGTGGGGCGAGTGGACATTCAGCAAACGTCTGTCTCGCCTACAATATAACGAAGGCTGGCGAGGTGATTTTGCGCGATACCTCTCAGGATGCCTAAACCAAATCGCGCCGAGCGGCATACATATCAAAGAGCAATAACATGGCAGAACCAACTACCACAGCCGCAATCGGGACAATCGCAGTAGCAGGGGCAGCAAGCCTCGCAACAGTCAACCCGACATATCACAACCTAGCCCTTATTCTTATGGCTTCCATTGCGGGTGGACTGGTTCAGTTATCCACAATCAAGACCGATACGCGCTTACAGGCAGCGTTCTACCTTATCTCAACGGCAGGCATGGCGCTTGCCCTCTCTGGCGCTATCGCTTGGCTACTCGAAAAGTATGCCAGCCTTCCATCTTCGGTGTTCTGCACGGCTATCGCGTTCATGATTGGCGTTCGTCGTGAGTGGGTGCTCGCAAAAATCACGGGGAAAATTGACAAAGTAACAGGGGACGAAAAATGATGCTCATACTCATCCAAATAGCTATCTTCGGCATGGTCTTTTTCGAGATGTTTTGCCGACTGAAAACCACAGACGATGGCACATGCTGGCAGGTGAGGTGGGCAATCTCACTCGTCGCGCTGTCCAGCTTCGCCAACATCATGTCGGTGTTCGTATGGGCGCAGTACAAGTATGAGCTACTTCTCGCGTTTGGCTTGTCTATTGCAATCATGCAGTGGGCTATGGCTCGGCAATGGAAGAAGTCCGCACCACTCAGCTTTAACGGCAAATAAGAAAGGCAGGGCTGATGGATGCCACTATCCCAAGTACCAAACACAATGAATGAAAACGACTCGTACTTTGCTACGGGCGACTTGCTGGCAACGCTGTCATCGGCAGCACGGACTGGCTGGATTCTTGGCGACGGGCGAACTATCGGTGATGCCTCATCGGGCGCGACAAACCGAGCCAACGCTGACACGCTGAACCTCTACACCTTGCTTTGGAACGCATACGCTGATTCAATCTGCCCCGTCTCAACAGGTCGCGGCGCATCGGCTGCGGCAGACTTCGCAGCACACAAGACAATCCAAATCCTAGACTTTCGCGGTCGCTCTATCTCGTTCAAAGACAACATGGGCGGCACAACGGCAGGCAGGCTCACAACGGCTGGCGGTGGTGTTGACGGTGTAACGCTTGGCGCATCTGGCGGAACTGAGACGCACACGCTGACAGCAGCACAAATGCCATCGCACAGCCACACGGCGACCTATGACGGCACGTCTGGCATAAATACGGCAAGCAATCGCGTAATGACGACAAGCGGCGGTAACGGTCTAGGAACATTCACAAGCAGCACGGCAGGCTCAGGCGGCGCACATCCAAATGTCCACCCGACCATCGTACTCAACGCAATGATTAAGCTGTAACATGGCAAAAATCAGACTCGCACAATTCTCAGGTGAAATACCCAAGCTACTCACGCGCTTGCTACCCGACACAGGGGCGCAGCTTGCGGAGAATGTGCGCCTTGATGATGGAGGTCTAACCCCAGTCAGGAAGTCTGGCATCGAAGCCGTGTTCGCTGGTGCGAGTGGCATCAAGACAATCTACAAATTCGGCTCGACGTGGCTCTATTGGACATCGGTGGTGAACGCAGCGCCTGGGCCAGTTGCTACCGATAGGTTGTATTACACAGGTGACGGTGCGCCAAAAATGCGCGTCGGAAGCACTATCTACCCTTTAGCAATCGCAGCGCCAACGGCAGCAGTTACCGCCAGTCTATCTGGCACAGGCACTGGCAACGTCACGACGCGCCTCTATGTCTATACATGGGTCACAGACTTTGGCGAAGAGAGCGAGCCATGCCCTATCAGCGCCGACGTGCTTTGGCAGTCAGGCTTGACCGTAACGCTATCAGGCTTCCAAGCCACTCCAGCAGGCAGGTCAATTAGCAAGCAGCGCCTCTACCGCTCGCAAAGCTCTAGCCAAAACGGAACAGACCTATTCTTTATCGAAGAGCGCACAGCATCCACATCGAACTATGTGGACACACACAGCCCGACTGACTTCCAAGAGGTTCTACCGTCACGCGATTACAACCAACCGCCAGCAGACCTGATGGGGCTAATCGCTTTGCCAAATGGCATGATGGCAGGCTTTAGCGGAAAGCAGCTATGTTTCTCCGAGCCGTATCAACCCCACGCTTGGCCCCAAAAGTATCGACTGACTTCACCGTACCAGATTGTCGGGATTGGCGCATACGGGACAACCATTGTCGCAGGCACGACAGGCTACCCATACGTGGTGAGCGGCAACTCGCCTGACAGCATGGTTGAGCAGCGCATCGAGGTTAATCTGCCGTGCATCAACGGGCGCGGACTCGTTGACCTTGGCTACTCGGTCGCCTACCCGTCAAATGATGGGCTTGTCGTGGTTTCAAGCGGCGGCGCGACGGTCGTAACCGATGCCTTGTTCACGCGGGCAGACTGGCAGAAGCTATCACCATCATCACTCATATCTAGTCAGTTCACAGGGCGCTATTTTGCGAGCTTTTCCTATGCCAACTCGGACGGGACAATTTCAGCGGGAACGCGGGTTATTGACCTGACAGGTCAGCAGCCGTTCGTTTTGCGGCACTCATTCCATGCGGATGCCTTCTTTTATGACATTTCTAGCGGAAATCTGTATTACGTCGTAGGCGATACCGTCTATGGCTTTGATGCCTTTGGCGAACTCAACGAGTCTATGACATGGACATCGAAGCGCATTGTTCTATCACGCCCCGTTAGCTTTGGCGCTATCTTGGCGGAAAGTGGTGCGCTTCTATCGGCAGAAGACCAAGCGGCGCAAGATGCGGCTATTGCTGCGATTGATGCAGCCAACGCCATTATCTTTGCATCACCAATGAACGCGGAGATTGATGGCTCTCTCATCAAT